AAGTCTCCAAATCTACTCCGATCATGATGAAAAATCAAGACAAAGTCAACGCTGCTCAGATGAAAGATGTCACGCCCAATGACGCCAAAAATGTACCAGACGCAGAATCTGATGAAGTGGCAAAGGAACAGATGACTAATCACGTCCGCGACAAGGGGGGTGTCTCTGAATCAGCGACCAACGCCGAGGTGGGTGAGGCCATTGAAAACGGTGGTAAAATCGCTGAAAACTCCGGCACCGTCCGTAAGGCTCTCGAGAAGCTCGGCATCATCGCCGTTGGCTCTGACATCGCGACTTTCACCAGAAAGCACTGGATGAAGATGGGTGCAGCGATGGTCATCCTGTGCATGGCTTACGACACCAATAACCCATTCACCGCCTTGGACCGCGCCCTCGACGACGTGGACGATATGGTCGATGGTTTGAAGGAACTCGCGGATTCCGCATTCGAAATGGCTAAAGACGCCGCCGAGGGCACCTTTGACCTCATCGCCTTTCTCACCAAAAACTGGTGGATGTCCCTCATCTGCTGTTGCCTGATTCTCTTAATCGGCGTTGCCGCGACTCTGTCTTAAAGAATAGTTTGACCCTTTTTAATAATGAAAATCCTCTCCATAGACGTGGGTATTCGTAATCTCGCCATGTGTTTACTCAACGACACCGAGAACCTCATCGAGCAGTGGGACGTCAGTGGCATCCCCCCGCAACACGAAGACGGCATATACGTGTCTTTAAGAAAACACCTCGACGAACGTCCGTGGACCCTCGACGCCGACGTGGTCCTCATCGAAAAACAGCCCGACCGCAATAAGAAGATGGTGTCGGTCATGCACTTCCTTCACGCGTATTTCATCATCAGACGCCCCGACGCCCAAACCCTCCTCTACGACGCGCGACACAAGATTCCGGACGTGGCCGGCCCGGGAAGGGCGCAGTACCTGAAACGCAAGAAGACGGCCATCGAGCGGTGTCGCGAGTTCATTCACACGGGGGAGACCAACGCGCACTGGATTCCCACCTTTGACGCCTCGAAGAAAAAGGACGACCTCGCGGACACCGTCATGCAAGCCCTGTCCTACCGACCCATGTCTTCCGACACGACGACGACGACGCGCGCGAAGAAATCATCAAAAATCATCCCCAGAAAACCCAATGAAAACCAAAAACGCACAAAGTATTCGAAATCAAACTTGGCGTGGCTCTATAAGAATAAACCCGAGTGTGAAGTTCTCGAAAACAATAAACGGTTTATGAAAGATTTGCATCGCTATTTTAGAAATATCGATGAACTCGCTGATGCAATACGTTAGGACTGGGGATGTCGTGGCCATCGAGAAGTACTGCATGCACGAACTCCGCGAAGAAGCGGCCTATCGCGTGGCTGATATGGGGTTGGGGGCCTACGATGAAAAGAATTACATAACCTACTGGATGGCTTCTTACAGGGACCACGACGTAGCCCATGAAATGATACAATTGTTTGATAAAGCCGTGGGTCATGACCAAACTGTCTGGCACGTATTTAAAGTACCCACATACATCGCCGCAAAGGTGAGACGAAATCAAAAGATTTTACAATTTTTACCCCCAGTGAAGCAAGTGGACGCCGTGTACGACACCGACCTCATCTGATGGAGACCCTCGTACGACGCCTTAAGAACACCAAACCAGGACACGACATTCAGGTGCGACGCACGAGATGGATGGACGGGGTAGAGGACCTGTCTTCCAGGCGCGTGGTCAGACACAGGGATGGGGGCACGAGCACGTGGCCCGAAATCGTGTGCGAGGTGGTGAAGGAGGCATCTCTGCGCCGCAAGTGTTTCAAACAGTATAAAGTCGGGGACATCCTGGTGAAAAGGAAGAAAGTAGCGAACATATACGAAGACTACGAGGTGGTGTTTGTGTCGGGGAAGTTTAAAATCAGTGCACTCGACTCCGTGGACCGCATGCTCCGCGACGACGACTTACTCTTCGACGACGACCTCACACCGGAAGACGTTAAACACGTGAAATGTATCGTGCACATGCGAGGAGTTCCAGTTCAGAGGAACCTGTTCCCGCCGCACGTGCTCGACCTTTTCTGTGTGGTTCGACACGAAGGTGTGCTCTATCACTGCTATCGCACCTTGGTGTCGAAGCACGGTCTCACGGCAATTTCTCGGGAAAACCTCACCGAAGATGTGTACTCACAGAAAGAACTTTTTTGTAATAAAAACCCCCAGTAGATGCGATGACACCCCCAGAGTGGACACCATGGACAAACAATTCTCAAAATTTTTGGACGGTGTGAGTGATGCCTTCTTCGTGAAATACTACGATTCCACACCGTGTGGATTTCGATGGGCCGTCTTAGATTTCGAAGCCCACACCAGGGACACGGTGAGTCATCGTTTTCACTACTACCGATTATTCGGTGAAGACCCGGAACTCCACGAAAAACTAGTACAACGTTTCGACGAGAGACGAAAAAATGTCATGTTATATAAATAATGTTAAGATATGCCGCTTTAAACCACGAACTCTCCCGCGTCATAGAAAAAGTGTATCGTCAGGGTGCCCGCGTCATCGTGGACTACGCGAAAGAAAATTGTAAACCAGGGGAGGCCCCTGACGTGATGTGGCGCACGAACACCATGACACGGGCGCTCCCCGTGGATGCCCTCTGCGCCATCAAGTTGACCTCCTTTGGAAGTCGTGAAGACCCCGCGTTCGCCAAGAGCTGCGCAGAAAACGTCATACAGTGTGCAAAGAGGAGGGGTGTTCGAGTGTGCATCGACGCCGAGGACGTCATCTACCCAGACATGTGCACGTCGTTGATGGAGGAGTACAACACCCCCGGTCTCCCTCCCGTGGTTTACAAAACCTATCAAATGTATCGCGTCGATGCGGTACGCGAGCTCACGCGAGACCTTGAGAGCGGTGTACCCTTGGGAGTGAAACTGGTGAGGGGTGCGTACCTTCACCGACAAGGGGACGCCGTCTTCCCCTTCAAAAGTTTAGTCGATGAATCATTTCGAAAAGGGATGGAACTCGTGCTCGACGCACCGCACGCCCACACCATCGTCGCGACACATAACGCGGACGACGTGGACTTCGCCCAAAGCCATGGGTTGGAGGTCGCGCAACTCATGGGCATGGAGGACCGGGACGTGGACGTGGACTACGTGTACGTTCCCTATGGAAACCTGTGGGAATTGACACCCTACCTATGGAGACGATTTAAAGAAAGATTATCTTGGGCATAATGTAAGTGAAATGTGGCAAGTGTTCATCGTTCTCTATTTTTCCTACCTCACACTGGGTCCACACTGGATTGCGAAACTCGTGAGAAAGGAACCCCTCGACATCGTGAAAAGCCCCACGGAGTTTCTGAGACGCGCGGTGTTCATAAGCTACGTCGCGTTGTTGTACACCGCGTGGTTTCTCTATAGACCGTCGTTGTCGTCATTCTTGAATGCTCTCGCCGTGTCATTGGCAGCCACTTTGGCCTACTATAGTCGATGGGGACCGGAGAAGACCCTCCCCATGCACGCGCTTTTGAACATTTTTATCCTCGTGTCCGGTAAACAGTTTGTCGACACACAAACATTCATAACATTGGCCTTGGGTGTGTTCTATCTCATGTTTCATGATAAAATTTATTGAGATATTGTAAGAATGTACAACTCGTCAAACTCAAATTCGAATAACACAAGGGGTGTAAAGAGAACTCTCAGAGTTGTGAATGCACCGACGGCCAAGAGGATGATGACGAAACGTTTTAGGAACAAAGTGAACAACCAGGTAATTAAAGAAGCGGCAAAATATGGCATAACCAATCTTAATGCCACGGTTCTTATCTTATCAGGTAAGGGTCTCACAAGAATTCCAGATTTTGTCTTTTACATGAAAAATTTGAAGAGGCTTAAACTATCTCATAACGATCTCACCGCATTGCCACCAGAAATAGGTCAGCTTAAAAAATTGGAAGTGCTTTACATCAACAGTAACAACATCAAAACATTACCGAAAGAAATCGGTCGGCTGAAAAATCTCAATATCTTTCACATCGACCATAATTTTGTCCTCACTTCACTGCCGGCAGAAATAGGCCAACTTAAAAATTTAAGGCGGATTGACCTGTGGCATAACAACATCAACACATTACCTCCAACAATTGGTCAGTTGAAAAATCTCGAACAGATTAACCTCGATGACAACAAATTAACCGCATTGCCACCAGAAATAGGTCAACTGAAAGAATTGGAGACTCTTAGCCTCGATAACAACAAATTAACCGCATTGCCACCAGAAATAGGTCAGCTGAAAAAATTGAGGGAGCTTGACCTCAAAACTAACAAACTCACCTCTCTGCCTGAAAGTATTGGTCAGCTGAAAGAATTGAGGGAGCTTGACCTCAACACT